ATCTGTTCCAGCGGTTGCTAATTTCAATACATTTGAGCCCGGAAAGTGAATACCAGTATCTAAATCCGAAAAGCACGTTAATGCTGGTAATCCTGCAGAACCGCTAGCAAACCTTGCTCGACCATTGACTTCTAATGTGCTATTCGCCTGTAAACTTGTTACTCCTATACCTACGTTACCAGCAAATGTAGTGTTTCCTTCGTGAGTAACAGTTAGTTTATCCGAACCATCTTTGCTTAAAGTAAGCAGATTACCAGTTCCATCGCCTTGAACATGAAGTACATCTCCATTTGAACTTGCGTTATCAGAACGGATAGAGACAACTGAATGAGTATCTACTCCAGTATGAACTGCATTTGTATAAAAAAAGCCAGTAGCAGTATTAGTTGTAGTATTGACTACTGTAAATTTCCTTGATGGAGAATCAGTTCCTATGCCTACGTTACCTGAAGCATCAATCCTCATTTTTTCAGTAGTACCCGACTTAAAAGCAATACCGCTTGAACCATTAAGGCTTGATACTACTGCCCTAGTTGTACCACCTTCATATAAATGTAATTCACTTGCACCACTTGATGACCTTAAAGATAAAACTTCTCCACTTCCACCAACAGTTAAAGTTCCATATTTAGCTCCAGTAGAGATACTAACTTTAGAATTAGTAGTATCAACAATAAAAACATCTCCACCATCGTCATTCTTGCGTACTAATAAAGCTTCTGTGTTGGTGACATCAATAGTTGATGTGCCTTGTATAACTTCATCTACACTAAGAGATATTCCACCTTGTACTTCTAAGTCTCCTGTGATTGTAACATCGCCATCCATTTCCCCACCATTACCGAGGTTTTTTATGGCACTTTGTCCCATTGATCCAAACATCTTAAATCTCCACTATTCTAACAGAACCAGTAGTAGTAGATGTGCTGTTATAATTAAAATATATTGTCATCCCTAGTCCTCTAGGAACTGTAAGAAAAAAGTTTGTGTTTGCTGGTATTAGAAGATCATTACTTGCATTTACATTTGTTTCTGATGTTGTAAAGTTGTAGTAAAGCTCTACGGCACTATATACTCCAAGTGTTCCTGTAGAACCAAGTAATGATTTATGTGTTGTGTTTGCAACATCTGCTGAACTTCCTGCTGTTCCTGCTGTTGCTACTGTCCATTGACCACCACTAGTAGTGTTAAGTGCTTCTTGGACTGAATATGTATGTAGGTCTGCCATTTTTTCTTCCTCTCTAAGCTAATGACTAAAGCGTGAACGAGATCGTCTTAGTCTTTATTTCTTTTTCTTTTTTACTTTTTTAACAAGTTTTTTTGCAACTGACTTTACAGTCTTTTTCTTAAATGGAGAATAGTCGTTCTCACTTATTATACGAATATAGCCTTTAGCTTTTAATTCGTCTAATTTTTCAGGATGCCGTTTAAGTAGCTCATCCTCAAGTCTTTCTATTCTTCCATTTTTAAACCAATATTGCATAAAATCTCCAATCTAATGGGGGCAGGAATAAACCTACCCCCAATTAAAACTAAGTTACTAGCTTGCGTTAGTAAACTTAACACCTTTCTTATTATCAGAATCATCAATCAATTTAACCCCGTATAATAAATCAGATACAACTTTTGTACCTAAAGCATCAACAGAATACTCTGACTGAACCCTTACTTCTTGCTGTGAAGCAAAAACACAAGCTGATTTATGAAAGATTGCACCAGGAATTGTAGTTGCTGTACCACCAGTTGAAACTGTATTGCTCATATATACGTCGATTCCATATAATGATCCAACCATTCCCGATCTTAGTCCACGATTTCCTTCACCGACAGCATCATTACGAATAAAATACTGTGCTATACCAGCAGATGGGTTAAGTATATCTGCAAATAAAGTTGGATTAACAACCATAGCACATTCACCGTCCATGTAAGGAATGTCTGCTTCACCTAATGTAGCAAGAGCAGATTCAAATACAGATGCAGTTAATGTATCATCAGCAGATAATGCCTGAGAAGCATTTAGTCCATCTAACTCACCCCAAATATCAGTATCTACCTGACGAGCAAGAGCTTCACCCATCATTCTTGAATACTTAGCTACTAGATCAGCCTCAGACTGAATCAAAGCTACATCTTCAAATAACTTTGCAACATACTTGTGCTTGTTAATTGATAGCTGAGTTGTAGTGGTTGCAGTTGCATCATAGGATACATCTGATCCTGCTGATTTATCTGAAGCACTAATTAAACTCATTTCTGGAATGTTGATTGCATCTCCATAGCCTTTTGATCCAACTAATGCTGAATAGTCATCTATAAGACCTCTAAATACACTTTTACGCTCAAAGTATTTATAGATACCATCTGCCCAAATTTCTGGGATAAAATGCTGATCTGTTGTAGTAGTTACTGGACTACCTTGATAATGTATTGCCATTTAATTTACCTTTTAATGTATGAATCTAGTATGGATTGCCAATTACTTCTTCGTTGATCTTCTGGCATAGAAACCCAATCAGCAGGCGTACCTGAAGGTATAGTCCCTTTTCTATCTGGTGGGTTTTGTTTTTCTACTTCAGAAAATTCTTCAACGATGTTTAGAAGTATATCAGTATCAACACTAGCAAATTTTTCTCTTTTAGATTCAGGAAGTCTAGCTAAAGCTGTTTCACGAAGTCTATTGTCCATATCTTCCCATTTTTCTTTATAACCTTTATAGGAATCTACTTCTTTTACTAGCTCAGAGTTTAACTCTTGCCATTTCTCTTCTTCTTGTAGCTTTGCTCTTCTTTGATCTTCCTCTTTTGTTGCAAAGGCTTTCATCTGATCTCGTAAATCATTACGTTCAGTTATTACTTCATTAAGCCTCGTTAGTGGTACATTGTGTGCGTCTTGTGTGACGGATTCCTGTTTTACATCTGGCTCGATGTTTTGTTCTTCGGACATTTTTACCTCTTAAGTGAGTTGGTTAATTGCAAGAATAAACCTTGCATTAAATAGATAGTATAATGTAAGTTATAAAAGTAATCTAATGCAAGAAAAAAATTACGAATTTAAAAGAAAATGGTTTGACTATCTAGGATACGAACCACACAATGGGCAATTAGCACTTCATTACCCTCAGAAACAAGATGCTAGATTTCAAGTAGTAGTCTGTGGAAGAAGATTTGGGAAAACTTGGGCAAGTGCTATGGAGGCAACCTTTGTTGCATCTCAGCCTAATAAACGTATTTGGCTTGTAGGGATGTCCTACAGAAAGGCTAGATTAATATTTAGAGAAGTGTGGCAACGAATGGTTATAGGTCATGGAGAAGATGTAGATAAAGCATCTGAAAAGGATATGTACATCCGTTTCAAATGGGGTACTACTGTTGAGGGAATGTCGGCAGATAATCCAGATTCTCTTGTGGGTGAAGGTTGCGACCTCTTGGTTATAGATGAGGTAGCCAAGATGAATAAAAAGATTTGGGATATGTATTTATCTCCAACAGTTGCAGGAAGAAAAGGAAAAGTTATTTTTATTACAACTCCAGAAGGAAGAAACTGGATATACGATTTGTTTAAACTAGGAGCAAATGATCCGTTATGGTCAAGTCATACATCTCCATCTTGGGTAAACCAGTATGAGTTTCCAAAAGGGTTAGATGATCCTGCTATTATAGAAAGAAAAAGAAATATGTCAAAAGAACTATTTGGTCAAGAGTTTGGGGCAGAGTTCTCTGTATTTGAGGGAAAGGTTTGGGATTTTCATAGAGATGAAGATGTTGGAGATTTCCCGTATAATCCTAATCTGCCTACTTATTGCACTATTGACTTTGGCTATCGTATGCCCGCTGTAATGTTTTGTCAAACATACTGGGAAGATAATGTGGAGCATATTAGAGTATTTGACTCTATCTTGCATAAACAGAATATAAAGACAGAAGATTTAATAAAGATGATAAAGACTAAAGGCTATCCTGTAGCCAGTTACTATGGTGATCCTGCTGGAGCGAATGTTCAGGGGCAGAGTGGAGCAGGGGATATGGAAATCTTTAGAAGAAGTGGGATTAAAGTAATATCAACTAGAGATCGAATGAGTAGGAATATCGTAGCTAGTGTTGCCTATACAAGAGGTTTTTTTGAAAGTGCTAATGGTGTAAGGAGAATCCATGTGGATAAAAGATGTGCAGATGTAATAGAAGATTTTGAAGAATATAGATACCCAGAAAGTGAAGATGGCAAACCAATTAAAGAAGAGCCTGTTAAGGATGGATACCACGATCATGGAAATGATGCCTTTAGGTATTTTATTATTAACAGATTCCCAATGAAAAACACAGAAATGAAAAGGATTCAAAGATGATCAATCAAATGATGAAAGATAAGCTACTAGAAACAAAACTTATGATGTCTCATGGCAGGAGAAGTGAAATTAGAAAGTATTTGGATTACTATTCAAGTACATCTACTGAAAGTTATATAAATAACTACTTTAGTGGTGATGCTTTTTCAGAAATCCCGCCAAGTCTTACTAACTTTACGAGAAAATTTGTAAACAAAATTAGTAGAATATACAGTTTAGGTGCTAAGAGAAACGCTGGAGACATGACTGAACGTTATGAGCTTTTAACTCCTACTAAAGATGTTAGGATGAAGCACTCAGAAAGAATGACTAGATTATTGGGAACTGTAGCTAATCGTATTCATTGGAGAGAAGGATCATTTGATTATAGACCTATATACTACTTCGAGACTTACTTTGGAGAAAATCCTTTTGTTCCAGAGGCTATTGTGTATCCATTGTTGAATAGTACGGCAGACTTAGCTAATGCCGACAATCTTCAATGGGAATATTGGGATGCAGAGACATACGGCATTTTAAACGAAGAGGGGAATATGATTGAGGAAATGGAAAACCCTTATGGAATATTACCTTTTGTATTTACCCATAGAGAAGATCAAATAGACTCTTTCTTCGTAGAAGGAGCATCCGATATTGTAAATTGCAATGAACAAGTAAATATTGCTTTAACTGAAATGAACTTAGGCATGAGATTTAATATGTTTGGACAGCCTTGGGTTACAGGGCTAAGAGCAGACCAGAGTATGCTTAGAGCAGGATCAAATACAATCCTAGATATGGGAGAAGATGGTGCTTATAACATCACTAGCCCTAATGGTAATATAGAAGAAGCTATCAATAATATTAAGTTTCAGATAGAGCTTGTAGCATCTAATAATCACTTGTGGATACAATGGGCAGAAAGTGGTGGTGAAGTTCCTAGTGGTATATCACTTATGATTAAAGATATGGAGCGTAAAGAGGACTATTACGATGATATAGCTTTATGGAGATTATACGAACAAGATTTTTATAGGGTAGAGCGTGCTATAGCAGAATATAATGGTATTGCACTACCAGAAGAGTTTGGCGTAGACTTCCAAGAAGTAGAATACCCAAAGACAGTTCAAGATCAGATTCTCAAAGATGAGTTTGATATAAAAAATAATCTCGTAACTAGAGCTAAAATTATGGTTAGAGATAATAAAGACTTAACAATTGAACAGGCACAGGCAATTATAGATGAAAACAAAAAAGCAAACAAAAAAGAAGGAACTGAGTCACTCTTTACTAACTTCCGTAAAGAAACTGGACAAGATCAATAATGTTGAGTTCGAGTTTAATGGAGATTTAGATTTTATTATTAAAAACCCTTTAGCTTGGGCAGATAGTCAAGTTAAAAGAGCTATTCTTGAAAATACAGATAAGTACCTAGAGTCTAAAGCGTTAGGAAAGGAATTTTGGAATGAAGTTGAAAGTAAAAGTTAATTTTGATTTTGGTAAAATGGCTAGGGCTATTCCTGAAGCTATTTCAAGATATACTGAGGGATTTGCAGTTAAGTCGGCAGAAGCATCAAAAAAAAATATAGATTCTGGGCTTCAGCCTGACTTGCAAGATTCTACTAAACAAATCAGAAGCAAAAGAAGCCAACCTAAGAATCCACCATTGAAAGCTAGTGGGGCATTATACAATAGTATTAAGCAGGAAGGGAATAAATTAACGATGCTACCTTATGGAAATTTACATCATAAAGGTTTTACAACAGGGAGTTCTTCTTGGATTCCAAATAAAAAAGTTCCAGCAAGACCTTTTATATCAACTTCAGTAAAGAATAGAAAAAAAATAACAACTCAATTTATGCGAGTTCTTAAAAAAGCATTAAGGAAATAAAATGCCAAAAACCAAGGAGAAATTAGATGAAAAAGACAGAAGAGTATTATTTTCAATTGCTACTACAATGTCTCATGATGTTAGAGTCTTTAGTGAACGAATTAGACAAGAAATTGGAAGACTCGTTGGAGCTGGGGTCAATGAACAATCAATTGCTGGGATTCTTAGCCAAGACTTTAGCACCTACGGCAGAATCTTCGGAGAATTTAGAAATGCCATTAAACGTGGAATTGTGGGAGGAATTAATCAAGCATTCAGGCGATCTGGGGATATGGGGGGAAAGCTGAAATGGGTTGCAATATCTAAGAATGTCTGTAGTGATTGTGAGAAAAGAGCTGGCGAAATTGATACTTGGGAAGGTTGGGAGGCTAGAGGTATGCCAGCTAGTGGATGGAGTGTTTGTAAAGAATATTGTTATTGTCAATTAATGCCTGCTGATATGAATGTTAAGGATAGTATGAAGTTATGAAGAAATACTTAATTATGCAATGTCTTTGTTTAGGGTGTAATTGGTTTTGGGAAGTAGTGTCTACTAAATTCAATAACAAAAAAGAACAATGCCCTAATTGTAAAGGATTTTCTGTAAAAACAGCTTTAAAATTACCCATAGTCTCAGAAGAGGCATAGTTATTAGATATATCTATTATATATATGTAATATATATGTACCTCGTCTCAGCCCACTAATTTAACTTATATAGGCATTAAAACTGCATAGAGCAAACGTACCCCATGTCATACAAGAACACTAGTCTTTACGTTTAATGCTTTTTCTCTTGCTTCTACTTTGTCCTGCCAAATTTTTCTTTGAGCTTTTGTTTGTCTACCTTGTGCTGGTTTTTCTACCCCTACGGCTTCTGCTCGCTCTCTCCAATGCCTAGCCTCTCTCCGTTTCTTATTCCTAGCTTGTTTATCCTTTAACTGTTTCATCTCTTGCCGTTTTGAGAGATTCTTTGGGGGTAATACGGGACGTTCTGGTAAGACTGTGAACTCAGGCTCGACTTCTTCAACTTCTGCATCAATTACGGCAATTTCTTGCATATCTGATGATTGCGTATTTAAAAATTTTTCAAATGGACTCTGATTGTTTGCTACTTCTACTCGTTTAATGAGTTTACCTGAATGTTCTAGCACTAATCTACCAGCCTGTACATTACCAGCCTCTGCTTCTCGTATCATACTATGTAATACATTGGGTAGTTTAGCTCCAAATGTAACCATATACTTCTGATAAAATACTTCTACAAACTCAGGGTCTTTCATCCAGTTGTGAAGTGTAGCTTTTGTGACTCCGATTTCATTGGCAAGTTCTTCCATTTTGGTATTCGGATTAGATACAAGTATATCAATTGTCCTAGCTTTCTCAGGTTTCCAATTTGTTGGTAAATTAACACTCATTTCATATAGTCCTTTTAAGTTATGGTATATTATACAACCACTTGGTACTTTTATACAAGAGACTTTATAGTCTATTATTCCATCTAAATCCAAATAAGGCATAATACATAGTATACAACATACAAACATAAAACGGAGTTTTATTGGACTTTCTTTTTAAAACTTTTTTTCTCAACCCCATGCAAGACTTTGTTTTCATTTTATTTATGAGGAATGGCAGTTAACCAACACCTAAAAATCTTCATACGCCCCCATGAGCGTTTTGAGCGTGGCGTAGTCTGTGAGTAGAACGTTATGAGCGTTTTAAAATTGGCGTAGTGCTGGCGTAGTGGTATTTACTTTTGGCGTATAGTGTGAGATGATTACGCCAACCATTTAATCTACTACTCAAAAAAAATAAAAGTTAAAACTTTTAAAGAATGCCAAATTTAAAATTGTTGTTGTTGTCCCCCCACTAATTGAGACTCATTATCATTAGATCGCATTTGGCTCTAAAATGCACCAAATCCGAGAGATATTGAATAGTCATATATGTATTAATTAAATGCTCTGATCTAGCCACCAGCAGAGTTTCACGAGGGTGAACATTCTTTAAAATTGCCTCATTTTATGGATCATTAAAAAAAGATGGTTTCTTATTGAGAAAACTCTTGACATCGGTAAAAAAATTCGCTTTCTTCAATACCTTAATACATGATAAAGCCCATTTCGTCAAATAGTTAAGTTTAATAACTATTCAAGAAAAGTGTTTGCACTCTTAAAAATTTGTTGTATCTTATCGGGTCGGCAATGATGCCCGCAGTTCAGACAAAGGAAATAACATGAAAACAGCAAGTAAAATAAAAGAAGTTGTGAAAAAGAAAGCTAGTAAGAAATCTCCAGTTAGGTTGGTTGATTTTCCTGTAGATGTAAAAAAGCCCAGTAAAGCTGTATTAACTCAATCCAAGGAAGTAACAGCCAAACAAGTAAAGGAAGTTATCGAAATGGGTTTGAATACAATGAACATCGAGAAGACCATGACCGATGTAATTGTAAGAGACTTTGATAACAGAAACGAAAATGATTCTCTTCTAACTACTGAGTTAAATGAAATTTTTAAAACTGGTGATGAGAGAAAAGTAACAAAGGTTAAGAAATGGGTTAAAACTAGACTTCAAACACTTATCAAGAACCCACCAATACAAGAACGTCTACTAGGTGAAAAAGTCAAAGAGCAACAAATCACCATTAAAAAAGTCACTAAGCCAATGGTGGACAATGTCGAGGGTATTTACTTAGATAATTTTAATGAGTCTGACCTAGGGCAATTCAAAACAATTAGAATCAGTAAAGTAAAAGAGGAATTAACAATTGCCGAGGAGCTTTTAAAATGGATGAGATCAAAGAAAAGTGACGGGCTTTTCACAGGCGATAAAACACAGATGAAAGATATTGACTGTTATGACCTTGAAGCGGTTATCGCAATCGCTGAAAGCATCAAAAAGAACGGGCTCTAAATCCTGCTGATGATGGGGGGTTTTCAATTGAACCCCCCGAAACAAGAAAAGTTTATTAACTTAACTTTTTTTGTCTAGGTATCAATTAAATAAATAAAGGAAAAATAAAATGCAATTAACAAAAAAGTTTTTAATAGCAACAGAAGATAACAAAATACTAGGAACGATAGACCTGCCAAATGGTTTTGACTTGGTGAATATTGATTCTGAAGAGTTAGAAGAAATGAGAATCCAATTTATAGAAAAGTTTTTTAATGATCTTTTTGATGATCGATCCCATGGCTATTTAGTCAAATTCGATTTTCTATTTCCTTTTTTAAAGGGAAGTGCCAGTGGAATTGGAATTTGGGATCGTGAGATAGGGGTAAATTTTAAAACCGCTCAAGCTTTCGCAAATGTTGAAATTTATGGCGATGATGGGATGATGACTTTCCATATAATAGAAATTGAGACATTAAGAAATTTAACTCAAATCAGTAACTCAATCTAAAGGGGACAACATGAAACAAACAGTAAATGAATACCAATTCAGAGACGCTTTTCTAGGCTCTGACACTTATAAGAATAAATTTTCATATGATGGATTAACTGCTCTTTTTGAATGGATGGAGGAATATGAAGAAAGCACAGGATCAGAATTAGACTTTGATATGATCGCCATTTGTTGTGAGTTTTCAGAGTATGAAAACTTAGAAGAGTTTAAAGAGTCTTATTCTGATGGTGAAGTAAACAGAGTTACAAGTCCCGAACAATTGGAGGACTGGACAACAGTGATCATGATTGACGATGAATCTTTTATAATTCAGGACTTTTAAAAGATTATAAACAACCCTTAACAAGCTGACTCATTTAGTCGGCTTTTTTGGGTATAAATACAAAGGGAATAAAATGAAATTATTTATTAAGATCATAGAAATTTATATATTTTATATTTTTACAATTAGTTTATTAATTAGAATAATTTTTTAAAAATAGTTAAGGGGCTTAACTTTTGAAATACTCAGAAATAAGAAAAGAAATTGACAAGAATTATAAGCATGATACAAATTTTTGTACTGTGGTTGCGTCCTCTGTGGCTTTTGATTTGCCATTTGAATTAGTGCATGAATTTTATTCAGAGCATGGGCGAGAATTAAGGAAGGGATTACTGCCCGACAAAACCGATGAAATGATTTTAAAACTTGCTGAAATTACAGGTTATAAAGTGAGTTGTTTTTCACCCGACAGAAAGCACAAATATTTAACGGGGTTTTCTAGGTGGGTGAATCATAAAGGCGAAATTTTAACCCAATTAAAGCACTCTTTAACGCCAAATAATGCCGAGGCTTACTTGCCCCTAGGTAATTACATTTTAGGCGTAAGAAGGCACGTTTTAGGCGTTGAAAATGGTATTGTTCAAGATTGGACACAGGGCAAAAAACATAAAATTAACAGGGTTTGGAAAATAGAAATTTAATTAATCAAAAAAAAGGAGAAAATATGCAAGTTTATATTTTCAATAATAGAAATGATACTCATTATTATAAATGGTTTGATGGTGGTTTTAATGAGTGTAAAGAGTGGGTTTTAACTAATTTAGAGCCTATTGAATGGTGGGTTTATAATAGACCTAGCACTTTATATGCCGTTATAAATAGGGGGTTATAAATGAAGTTATATAATACAGATTATTTATTAAAAAATAAAGAGGGTGAATTTGAAAGGTTTGGAAGTGGAGATTATATTATATACTCTTCTGCTTGCCGAGTAGATGAGGTAATGATGGAGGGTGATTTATGGGTTAAGACAACTGATTTAGAACCTAAAATAAAAAATGAGTTAATAAATCAATTAAAAGAAATAAAATAATCAATGATATATATAATATATTAAAAAATAAAAAAGGGGTTATAAAATGGACAAAAATCAATGTAGATTATTAATTAAACTCACTAAAGCAAAAATAGAACAAATCACTTTAGACTTAATTGAATATAATAAAGCATGGAATAAGTGGGATGTATATACAGTTGAACAAAATGCAAAAAAAGACTTATGTATACGAACATTAGAATCTTTAGGGGAACTTGTAAAATGAAAGCGAGAATATTAAGTAAGAAAATTACTCAACAAATTTTAAGAAATTTAAAGCATAATGGTATAAAAGTTGAAAAAGTAGATGAAGGCTTTTATAAATGTTATGATTATTATTTAGATGATAACCATGAAGTTATAAAAGAAGAGGTTTTTAGTGCTATGATTGGAAGAGATAACTATCTATGTAGATATAACCCTTTATATTTCGACAAAGAAACTTCTTGACATTTATATTTAAGGGTTATAATTTAAGACTTAATAAGGAGAACAGACACATGGAATTAATACTTATATTTATATTTACCGCTTTAGTTTTTATGGTATTATATGTAAAAACAAACAGTAATATATGGCGTTATAATTACTATCAAGAAAAGAAAAATGCTGACTACTGGAGAGATACAGCATTAAAACTGCAAAAGGAGAGATAAAATGAATATAGAAATAAAAGAAGAGGATATAATCGAACTTGTAATGACTAGCTGGAGGTTATTAAAAAAGATAGATCATAGCCATACAAATATAATGAATAATACTGATGGGCGAGGTGATCAAGACATGATCCCATATAAAGACATCGAGAAAGAGTACGATGAATTATTTAACCTAACGACTAATTTTTTTCATAAAGGAGAGATAAAATGAAGAATAAAGTAACTAAAAAGCAATGCCTAGAGGCGATTGAATACCTATTTACAATGGGGTATACTATGGAAATGAACAAAGATAAAAGATATTATACTGAGATACTATTGAAAAAAGTAGCTAATGATTATAATATTGTTTTAGAGGGAGTCGATGATGAGTAGAACTAAGTTAGCAATGGATGATTATTATACTGGTATATCTAACGATGATGATTATTTTTATTATCATCAAGTAGAACGGCAAGAGCGTATTAAATGCAATTACGATTCTAAAACGGCAGATGAAAGTATAAAACATTGCACTAAATGTAACAAGTGCTTTGAACGTACTTTGATGCGAAACTATCGCAAAAAAAATAAGATTGTTATATTTTATGATGACTTCCCAACATTCGGCAAAGAAAAAGAAACTTGCGTTGTTTGTAGTGGTGGCGAGTATCAAAAAATTATGTATGGTGATATATTTTGTTATAAAATTATTGAACCAAAGCATAAAGTATTTGGAGATGATGAGCATCAAAAAATACATAACCAGTTAAGCAAATTAACAATATTAAATAGTTAATAGACTTAACTTTTAAAAAGGAGAAGTAAATGAGTAAAAAAATAAATATAGAAAAAGACGCTGAATACTTTAGGGATTTAGTTTTTGACCTATTCGATAAATTTTTAAGTAAATTTGGGAAAAAAGATATGGTTAAAGCTCAAGAAGTATTAATACCAGTTGTCTTGCATACAATATTAGCTGACAACTTTTGTCATTTTTATAATACAGACGATGAATCTATAGATGATTATCTTAAAATGATAAAAGAAATGGTGCTAGAATGTAAGAAAATGCAGTACGATCAAGATACTATTCACGCTCACGCTTAAAAAGGAGAAGTAAATGAGTTACTATAATACAACCAGTATAAAAGGAGATGCCTTAAAAACATCTCGATCTAATGCAATTAGTCAAGAAGCTTTGATTTACGGGTTCTTCTTAGACTATAAAAAGCCCTTGAGTCCTTCAATGATTCTTGTTAAATTAAACCTCAGATGCCCTATAACGTCTATTAGGAGAGCAGTTACAAATCTTACTTTAGATAATAAGATTATAAAAACTGATAAAACTACTAGAGGGTTATATGGGAAACCCGAGCATCTCTGGAAGGTCAAAACAGATGCTGACGACCTAAGAGGTTTATAATGCCATATCCAATGAAGAAGAAAAAAAAGAAAGATTGGTTTGATACTCATGTTGAAATTATAGGATTAGATGAGAAAACCAATAAATTAGTTAAAGAAAAAATAAAGGCTAAATTCCATGTTGAGACTAAACAAAGTTGATAACTCAGAAAAAAGCAAGGTTAAAAAACATTGTGCTAATTATGATGCAGGGTTTAAATGTATAGGTGTTATAATTAGTAACAAACTTCAACAAAGAGTTGATTCAGAGTTACAAAACAAGCCTTGTTTAATTGCGAATGGAGAGAAATGTAATTATTATAATAAATGCGTAAAACCTATTGCAGATAGCTTATAATTGTATTATCTTCTAATGCCTCAAAAGGATAAAATATTAACAAGTGGATTCATAGGGGGGTTATTTCCTTTTCTCCCCTCCACTTATAAAGGAGAACAGTAATGAAATTTGGATACTTCGGGTACATCCCATCTTATATTAGGCACAATACAGATTTGTTGCCTATGGTAAAATTAATTTATGCAGAGATTACAGCAACCATGGAGCAGGATGGTTATTGCAAGAAAAATAATTCATACTTTATGAAAGTTTTAGGCATCTCAAGGACTACAATATCAAGGGCAATTACAACCCTAAGAGAATCTAATTTAATATATATAGTTATCGAACAAGAGAAAACAACCAATAGATTTATAAATAGGTTTATAACTCTTACCCTACCCCATGTACGGGTGGGGGTTAACAATCAGATTGATATACCCCATGCTCTTGTGCGACAGGGGGGTAATGAGGTAGAGGGCGATGTAGTGCCTAATTCATCTGATGAAGGTGAGCAGACAAGAGGTACATTATTATATAATAATAATGATATAAGATATATATATAGTGATCGTGTAGGCACTATTGAATGTAATAAATCAATCAATGAAAATCAGTTAGTATATTTGAAAAGAATTGTTTTAGATTTCTATACTACCCAAAATAAAAACTTTCCCGAAATTGTTAAATCAGATTGGCACAAAGATAAAAATCTAACCAATGATAGTATTAATGTTTTGTACGATTTAATGACCATAGATAAGTGGGATGAGGGTAAGGTAAGGAATGTTATAAATTGGATCGTTAAGGATAGTTTTTGGGCTTCTAGGTGCTATTCCTTACGAGTGCTTAGAGGTAAAGCATCCAATGGTCAAAGAAGGTTTACAAATATGTATGCAAGTTACATTGATAAAGGGGGTAAGTAATGACATTTGAGGAGAATGGAATATCAGTAAGAAATACAAGTGGGCAAGAAAAAACGCAATGCCCAAAATGTTCACATACAAGAAGAAAGGGTTCTGATCCTTGCCTATCAGTAAATATAGATGAGGGTGTATGGCATTGCCATCATTGTGGTTGGAAAGGTTCATTGAATAAAAAGTTAAGTAACTTAACAATTCCAAAACCAATTGTAAAACCCGATCCACCAAAAACAGAATTACCTGAACAAGTTTACAAATGGTTTGAAGATCGTGGTATATCAGATACTGTGGTAGATGCTGAGAAGATCGGATACAATAATAGATGGATTCAGTTTCCTTTTTATAAAGATGGAGAAGTGGTTAATATTAAATCAAGAACGGCAGATAAAAAGTTTAGGCAATCTAAAAATGCTGAGAAATGTTTTTATAGATTTGATCATATGAAAGGTATGGAAACTATCATTATAACTGAAGGAGAGATGGATGCTTTGTCTTTAGTTCAAGCAGGATTTACTAATGTTGTAAGTGTTCCCGATGGTGCTACTGCTCCAAACTCTAAACCAAGTGACCTAAAGTTTAGCTATTTGTTATCAGCAGAAGAACATTTAATGAATGCTAATACTGTTATATTATGCACTGATAATGATGGAGCAGGAAAACATCTTAGAGATGAATTATCAAGGCGTATAGGTAGAGAGAAATGTTATCGAGTTACATACCCCGAAGATTGTAAGGATATGAATGAGGTCTTGGTTAAGCATGGAGAGGAGTGTATATTAGATATAGTTAGTAATACGCATCCCTACCCTATTGAGGGTGTAGTTACTATAGAAGATATTGAAGATGATGCTATTGACTTACTTGAAAATCCCGAACACCTTGGTTTATCTACTGGTTGGGTTGCTTTAGATGGCACATATAGAGTTAGTCCATCTGAACTTACAGTTGTTACTGGTGTACCTAACATGGGTAAATCTGAGTGGTTGGATGCCCTAATGATTAATATGGTACAACATCACTCTTGGAAGTTCGGCGTATTTTCAGCAGAAAACTTTCCAGTAAAACACCATTTATTAAAATTAGTTAGTAAATTTAATGGTAAACCTTTTTGGGGTGATGATAAAATGGATAGTGTAACTGCGAGAGCAAGTATGAGAGTTATGAATGAACATATAAAGTTTATAGGCACTCAAGAAGATTCTGTTACTATTGAATCTATTCTTGAACAGGCTAAGATATTAAACTATAGATATGGTCTAAATGGTCTAGTTATTGATCCATGGAATACATTAGAACACAAGTACAGGAAAGGAGAGAATGAGACTAATTATGTATCTAGGGTATTAGCACAGATGAATGCTTTTGCTAAAGTTAATGAGATACATATTTGGCTTGTGGCTCATCCTAGAAAGATGGAAAACGATCTGAATGGAAAGGTGCAAGTGCCAACATTATATTCCATAGCTGGTTCTGCGAATTTTTTCAACAAGGCAGACAATGGTATAACTATACATAGACATAAAAGTGATGACCATGACTATGTTGGAGTTCATGTGCAAAAGGTTCGTTTTCAATATAAGAATGGTAAACCAAACAAAGCTAAATTAAGCTACGATATAAGGAGTGGTAGATATGGAGAATACTTTGAAGAAGTTAAAGAAAATCTATTTGGATAAGGTATATGCAATGCCTGAAGATGCAGGAACAAATATGGACTATGGAATCCGTAAGATGGCTCAAAGAAATCAAGAAGAGTTTGATAAGGTATGGATTAAGCATAGAGAAGGAAAAGCTACATTCAAAGAATGGGAAACGGCTTTAGATAAATGGTTAAACTCGGAGTTAGTATGAATTGTCCATATTGCCTATCAAAGCTAATTTGGACTAGTGATTTCGATTATGAAGATTGTAATTTACAAGGGCAAGGCGTTGTCACTATGTATCATTGTCCCTCTTATAGTTGCGATACAGAAATAGAAGTACATCATACAATTACAAAAAAAGAAGAGGACTAAAATGAAAGTTAAAAGATATATTGTAACACCTGACAAACATTTTCCGTTAGCTGATATGAAAGCTATAAGTGTTGTTTGTCAAGCAATTGAGATTATAAAACCAGATGGTTATATTGATCTGGGTGACACAGGGGAATGGGCAAGTGTTTCAAGGTTTCAATATAAGAATAAAAAACAACCACCACTTGAAATCCAATTGCCTATTATATGTAAAGAAGTAGAAGAAGTAAATAAAGGCATGGATATTATTGATGAATCTTTAAACAGGGCTAAAGTAAAAGATAGACATTTTGTTCAGGGTAACCATGAAGAATGGTTGAATAATTTTGTAGAAGAACATCCTTATTTAGCTAAAGATTTTCTTGTACCTAATGCACTTAAACTAAAAAAGAGAGGTTACAAATTTCACAAACTTGGTAAAATGCTCAAAATCGGAAAACTCAACTTTTATCATGGACATCATTATGCTAGTGTTCATCATGCTCGTAATCATCTCATACGTCTTGGGGGCAATGTTATGTATGGACATCATCACGACATACAACAATCTAGCGTCACTCATATAGATGGAGTTAAATCAGCTTGGTCTATTGGTTGCTTAAAAGACATGGGTTCTGAGGCTAATGGATGGTTAGGGAATAAGCAACATAATTGGCAACACGCTTTTGCTATTGTAGATTTTTACCACTCAGGGTTTTTTACTGTTCATGTGGTTCAAATTGTGAATGGCAGGACTTCTTTATGGGGACAAGTCATCAAAGGATAGCACTTGAATCTTATAATAAGGATAGTTAATTTCAAATAAGAAATGAGGTACATATGTTTACACAAGGTCGATTTAAAGTAGAGTTTCCAGAGTCAATGTCTCAAGAAGACATACTTAAAATACAAGAGCAATTGATACGTTTATTAGAGCGTAATCAATGCAAGGTGACTAGAAAAGATGAATCGTGAAGTCTACTGGGGTACAATTTGTTGGGATGGTTATGACGAACATACCGAAGGAGAATATACCATCACAAGGTATAGTCTTGCTGATCTACTGGAAGGAATAGAATATTATATGGAATATTTTAAAGAAAGGTATCCTTATGTAGAATCTGCCTCTAGAGACATAGATAATATAGAAACAGACATTACCATCATTGCACAAGAATTTATTAAAAACAAAACAGAGGAAATAAATGGAAAACAATACGTTTAAACTAAACTCAGAAGATCGACATAATATTGAGTTAATGTACGATGAGCCAAAAATAGGTACAAACACTTATGGTGCATACTACCTTTATGGAGTAAAGAAAAACAAGCAAGATATGAGTTTCTTTGCTACAGCCAATTTGCATGAAAAGTTGTCTGATTGGGGTAAGGGATCAAAGCTAACTATTGTTAGAGATGAGTATGCCCCTAATAAGTTTGGTTATAATCTAGAAGTAGTAAGTGGTAATCGTAAAGGTAAAGTAAGCCCTGCACCTCAAGCTAGTTCTAATGATTCTATAGATAACAGGACTCACGATATCCATAAGCAAGTATGCTTAAAGTTGGCAGTAGATTTGTTAGGTGAAGTTAAAGGTGTAATAACAGATGCTCAGTTAATTATGGTTGATGCTAATATGAACCATCTACTTAATGTACTGGAAAATACAAGTAGTCAAAAAGTAGATGCTGAGAGTGTTGTAGTTGATAGTAATAGTGAAGAAGATTTTCCCTTCTAAATGAAAAAAGCCTTATCTAAAAAACTCGATACTGCTTGGTCTAAAAAAGTTCGTGAATATGGGATGTGTGAAGTCTGCCATAAGACCTCAAGACTTAATGCCCATCATTTTTATTCACGAGCAATTAGAGCAGTTCGCTGGGATATAGATAATGGTTTTTGTCTCTGTGTTGGATGCCATGTGTTCTCCTCCTCTTTCTCTGCCCATAAAACCCCTGCTGAATTTGTAGAATGGGCAATTGAAAAGCGTGGCATCCAATGGTACGAAGATTTAAAAGAACGTAAGAATTGTATGACTAAATTTTCAGATTTTGATGTAGATGGGTTATTGGAAATTATTAAAAAAAAAGTTATTTGACTTAACTTTTAAAAAAGGAAAACTATGAAAAAAGATATTAAAAGGTTAAAGGACTTGAGACAGAAGGTTTCAAATATTTGGAGACATACAGAGATGGAGTTAGATGATTTGTCTAGGGCTGGTTTAAAGAAACAATTATTTGCTGTAAGTAGAGATATAAATGATTTAGTTGTAGAGTTAAGTACAGAAATTGAAACATCCAAGGGTTACACTTGTTCTCATTGTGAATCAGATGAAGTGTCTGTTTGTGAGCCTTGCTTGGATGATATGGAAGAAAAGATATAATGCCTTATAATGTGATATACTATTCTTGTCTGACTATCGCACAAAGCGTAGGAAGGAATATTCGCAATCAGTTGAGCCTTAATTGGCTAACTGCGAAAAGAGTGGTAAATGAAACTATTTCTGGGTTGGCGTTTGGAAGTAATATAAGGCATTTGAAAATTAAAATAACAAGGAGTTAATATGATGAGTTACTATCTATGGGAAGTCTTACAAACACAAGCGTTTGATGTTATATTACAAACACTTTATATTGTAGGAATATGGACATTTATTACACTAAGGTTAAACAGAATAGAAGAGAAGTTATCGTGATTATGTTTGATATTGCAGGATGGGTGGCAAATATCCTCATTCTTGGTCTTGGTATATTTTTTTGGGTTATCTCTTTAGGTATACTTGCCTATGTACTAACAGGGTTAATAGATAAAGTTTTGGAGTACAGATATGACAGTTAAGGACTTTATCGAATGGGCAGGAACAATGCAGTTTCAAGAGAATAAGATTATGCTTGAAAAAGGTAAAGAGTATACTGTTTCTAATAATGATAAGTTTAAAAACTTTAAAAGTATTGGAGAAAGAATAAACCTTAATGCTGAAACTGTTGCTCTTGTATATTTATTAAAGCACATGGATTCTATTCGTAATTATGTATTGCATGGCAGAGAATCAAGCGATGAAGATATTATGGGCAGAATACATGATGCAAGAAACTATTTATTATTATTAGGTGGCATAATTGAAGAAAGACGGAACAAGAAAGTATGATTCTATTCAATGGGTTATTGATGCCCTTGATAATGAAATAGTAGAAAAGAAATCAAGAGAAAATCATAAAACAGATGAGATTAGGGCAGATGAGAATTTGTGGTGGTGTCCTGAATGTAAAAAGAAATGGAACTGGTATGAAGGCGAAGTATGGAGTTCCTCAGATGTTAAACTATGGGATGCTAAAGTATGTCCAAATTGCGATTCCCCTGCTTAATTAAAGATGGTAAAATGACTCTTCAGAATAAAGAAGAGTTTAATAACACGATTGCCAAGTTAAGTGGGGATTATTATATAGAGTTGAAAGAAACAGGGGTTCGTTCCTCTCAACAAAATAATTATTATTGGAAGATCGTTAATATACTTGCCGATGATCTAGGTTATACTGAACAGGAAATGCACTCAACACTAAAGAATCACTTCGAGGTGGAGAGTACAAAAACACTCACAACAAAAGAGTTTGCCAAGTTAATAGAACAGATTATAAGATGGTCTGCTATTGACTTGGGAATTGTTATACCTGACCCTAAAACTCTTCAATAAACGATAAGCTAGTATTCCAAACTCTATTAGCAACCTGAGTAAACGATGGTTCGTTATTTAATCTACACCATAAAAAACTATCTGTAGCCGTAGCAGTATCTTTATCGTATTGCATTAGCAATGGAAACATTCCTGAGTGTGTTTTATGAATTAAGTTTGGTACAATCGTATTATTTGTCTGAACTTCTCCTCTACCAAATAATTCATCTGCATATACATCTGTATCATCTAGATAACTAAACCCCATTTCTAAAGTTTTTCTTCCAGATTTATCGTGCTTTCCTACTGATGTACTTCCTGCTATTTCAAATGGTTCTAAGAACCAACTTGCTCCTTTAGTAAAAGTAGAGTGAGTGTAAGTTTGTCCACCAACTGAATTTTGCCTTTTAACCCCATCGAAAATAAACTTCTTTTTTATATCTAGGTCTGGTGAATGGGGAAAAGTATGCATTTCTCCAATTAAAATAGCACCTATTTGAATGTCTGATGCAAAAGTACCAGTATTACTACCACTAGGATCAACTACTATTTTTAAATATTGATTATCGCTTGTAGCACTAAAAGAAGCTAAACTCCAACCATTGGTGCTAAATGTAGTATATCCTGTAAAAAATATATTTACTCCACCATTGTGCGTAGATGCACTCGAACTATTAAATCCTCTAATAACAGTTAGTGTATCTGAGTTAATAGACCTAACATACATCTGCTCACTGTCAACTTTTATAATATCTCCTGCTGAAAATCTACTACCATGACCACTTTCTACAGTAAGGTCTGTCCCCCCAGTATTCGCCATATTTACTTGCAAATTAGTTCCTGTATCGATATCTGATTGTGCATTAGTATTAACAATATCGGTTAAAGTAGATTGTTTAGCAGATGAAAAGTCGGAAGAATCATCTGTTTGGAGACTTATTTTTGCTCCTGCTTGATTTAAATTGTGTCCTAAAATTGCTATAAAATTAGAGTCTTGTGTTGCATCTGTTCCTATAGTAGTATTTATATTTAGTTTAAATCCTACTGAAGCACCTCCACAATCAATAGTTTGCAAATTACTTGGTTTCATATCAAAAAATTCATGTATTGATGATCCCGATAACATACTTGCACCTGAAGATGTAATGTCCGATGTAGCCATTTTACCATTAGATAGTAGCCAGTTGATGTTGTCTATGTATAATTTTGGTGTTGCCGTTCTTTGATAACTCATATTTTCCTCTTAACTAATTGTTCCTATTTCTCTAGCTTTAAATTTTAATACACTTAAAGTTCTTGTTATTGAAGTTACCATAAATGCCACATTAGTAAAAGACTTAGCAAAGATTTTTTCAGGATACATATTAGAAAAATCAATAATGTCTCCAATATCTAAATTAAAAAACTTAGGGTTTATTAAATTTGCACTTACTTCTACTTTAGGTTCTCCATGTATATTATGATAATATGCAAAGAAATCATCATTATTATTGGCATTTTCTACAAGAACTGAGCTTGTGTAAGCATCTATAGTAGGAGCTACATAAGCATCTAAACTAATGTCTGATATATTTTCTTTAGCGTTAATGCCATAATTAGTTCTTGTGGTAGATGAAGATGCTCTTACTCCTGTTTCATATCTTTTTCCTGTAGGGTATTTATTGTAATTAATATCTGATCTAGTTTGTAAATCTTTATAATTTGTAAGCGTTACAGTAGGATTAGATATGTCTGCTTTAGTAATTGTATAATCAGAACTACTATAACTGTTTTTAATATGAATATATTGGGGTTCTGCTGTATTGCCTCTTTTAAATCGAAATATAAATCCACCTTCATATTGTAATTGATTTAAAATGCTTTTAAGTGATTTAACATCCAATAACCAGTACCTAATTAACCAAGCTGATTTACTACTCGCTAAGTCTGTCCACCCATCAATAGTGCTTGTATCAGCCGTTATATCAGCAAATCTATAAAGCATATCTCGATGTGCTTCATGTATTTTTGTAATAGCTAATCCCGTAGAGCCACCATCTACTAATTCCCATCCTGTTGCTGGTAATCCATCTCCACCACAATAAGCAAACTCTATATCTCCTTCTTCACTTACAACCCTTGCTTTTGATGAGACTTCAGTAATTCTTATTTTAGTGTCTGTTGTCCCATTGTATGGAGTAGAAGAATTTACGGCAGTATATCCTATAGCTATTTTTATCGTTTCTGGAAAATTAATATCTAACTCTTCTCCATCATCCCCAATAGAAGCGTAAGTTTTTGTATAAGTAGTTGTCACAAAACCACTTGTAGAAGCAGTTTTTGTTTCTACAAGTTCAAAAGAATCTCCTGTTCCAGTCCAGTCTATATATATCCTAGAACTATATTCACTTGTAGTCAAATTTTGAACTACATGACTTGAACTAAACTTAACTGTTAATACTAAATCTTTGGGTATGCCTTTAGGTTTAGGAAAAATATAATCTATATCTGTATTTGCTTTAACTATAGTTATCCCTTCAGTACCAGAAGATAATGCTTGAGCAAATTGAGCATAGTTTCCTGTATTATTATCTAAAACATCATCTTCATTAGTCCATGCATTATGATGGTCTGTTACTTCCGTTGGTCTATATTTGAACGATCTCGTAAAAGCAGAATCAGTTGTTGAGTAAAAATGATCTGCAAAGCTAGAATTAGTATTAGATATAACATCCCCAAAAGGAATAAAAGTATCTAAATTTTTATCATAAAACGCTAATTCTGCATTAGTAGTAATATCAGCAATACTTGTAGTAAATTGCTCTTCTCCACCCCTCGACTGATGATAGGGGGCAGGAAAATAATCTACACTTGTTAAATCTTGTGTAAACTGAGGTGAAGAATATGTAGTATTTGCGTTTTTTGTATAGTTACCATACTGAATAGGTACATAATTATTTTTTGATGTTTTATTTGTAGGTAATTCAATATTACTAAATGGATTAAATGTTAGCATTTCAATAGTTATTTTATCAGAGTCCCTTGAGATACTAGATACTTTAAAATACCCTATAACATTAGGTGTCTCACTATTAATCATGGACTTAACAGTTACATTTTGATTAATAAAGTATATTGAACCACCAAAAAGTATTTCACTTATTAAACCATCGTTATACTGAAAATCTGGAATAGTTATAGATACATTAGATGTTTTTGCCGTAGAACTACTTAAATTTATAGATTCCCTTATACTGGGCTTGTTTAGTATAGCACCATAATAAAAATTACTAGATACTGTACAATCAGCAAAAGACAATCTTAAAGTAGTGCTACTAGTTCCTGCAATGTCAAATAACCAGTTTTCAACAATACTTGCTACTTTTATCTCATTGCCATAAGCCATTACGCTAAGTCCATCTTTTGTGCTTTTTTAATGGCTGGTATAATTGTATCTATTACTGTTTCATCTACTAATGGGGCAGATATATTTAAAGTAATTCCAGCACCGCCACTTTGATTCATTTGATTAAGTGTTTCTGTGCCTATAGACTCTACAGCATTTCTTGACATTATAAATTCACCTCGCTCTGCTTCAATCATTGTACCACCTTGTGAATGTCTGCGACCACCTATTAAACCACCTTGTTCATACTTTGGTGGTGGCGTAGCTAAAGCTATTCCTTGTTGTATAGTGCCTAATCCTGCGATAGCTAAAGATAGTGGTATATTAGGTAAGGCTTCTGTCATAGCTTGAGCTGTGTCTAAAGTTATTTGAGCGATTGTAGACATTTTTTTCATCATAAAGAGTCTTTTTTCTTCTTTTGCAAACTCTTTTTTGACATTTTTTTCCATTGTTTTTCTTTCTTCAGCAGTACCTTGCTCATAAGAAAGAGAGTCTTTTAACGCCTGTATTTCATTGTCTCTTCGTCTTTCTACATTTTTTTGGTATTCAGACGTAACTAAATCAAACCCTTGTTTAATTTTATTAACTACTTCCATTTCATTAGCTATTCTTTCGTTTTTTTCTTTATCAAAGATAGCTTTTCTTTGTTCAGCAAAATAAGTTTCAGATTCTAGATTATGTTCATTATTAATTAAAAATTGACTCTCTAATATGTCTAATTCTCCTATTTGAAAATCTACACTATCCTTAAATATAGTCTTTCTTGCATTAGATGATAATTTTAACATACTTTCTAAATTTTTTAATCTTAATTTTTCTTTTTCATTTACTTCTACTATAGAGTTAGTATCTTCAGAAGTAGGTGCAGTAGGCACTACATCAACAGAAGGTAGAAATTGAGCATTATAATCTTTGGTAGTTTTTGTTAATACTTTTAGTGCAGTATTCATGTTATAGTAAGCATCTTCAGCCTTATCTAAAATTAAAAAAGGAAATCCCCTTCCAATCATGTCATTATCTAGCAGTTTAGCTTGATCTCTTAATTGAATTAACTGCTGTTCAACACCTAAAGCAGAATCTACATTAATGTTTAATTCTTCAGAATACTTTTCTATCATTTTTTTACTATTTTCTACTGCTAAAGTGTATTCCAATGTAGCACTTTTGTTGTGATTGAATATATCCAACAAAGAAGTTAAATCGTTTAATAAACCAGAAGTTTGAACTGATAATCCACTTATAACTGGAGAAAGAGTATTACCGATTGCTGTAGAAAAATTGGCACTAGATGTAGCTAGTTGATCTAGTTTATCTTGGGTGCTAGGTAATTCATCCCCTAGTTGAGATACTTTTGCTCTAGCAGATTCCATTGTAGCTTCTAAAAATGCTTGTTTTTTCTCAGCATCTGTTAGTTTATCTGTTGTTTTACCTAGTTCTTTTGCATATTTTTTATATGCCTCTTCTGATTTTACAATAATACCAATGTTATCTAACATAAGTCTTGATTGCCTACCTATACCAGTAACTAAAGATTCTACAGAACTAGCAGTATCTCTACCTAATGCTCGACCTAATCTTTGAGCAATATCAAACATTTCAGCCATTTCATCTGAATTTTTACTAACTCCCAACACCATAGCATTATTTGCCTGTTGAAATAAATCAAACTCGTTCATAGTATCGTTTGTTGCTTGTTTTAATTTATTTAACGCTATCCCTGCTCCTTCCCCACTATCAGATAAAGTATTAAATGCAGTCTTCATTGAATCTACCTTCGCTGATTGAGATGCAAATTTTCCCATAGCCCTTATTGCAAAACCTACAGCAAAGTTAAATAGAAGCATTTTTGATCTTAAAACAGCAATAGTTCCACCTAAAATTCTAGTTGTATTAATGGCTTTTTTGTTTGTTTTATTTAATTTCCCTTGTACATCTTTAACTTTTTTACTTTCAGCAACCAGTTTAGCTTGTCCTTTGACTAAAGATTTAGTCGCATCATCTAACCCTTTAATTGCTTTTTCTAGTTTATCTGCATCAACTGCTTTAAAACTAATTTCTACTGTATTTTTATCTGCCATTTTTCATTGCCTTTGCTTTCTGTCTCTCTAATAAATTATTTAGTAAAAAACTCTTTTCAACCCACTTTTTAGGCTGTTCTCCATAAGAGCCATTATATGCAGGCACATTAAAGTTCCTTACATACATAAATCTTGATATATCTTTTTGTGCTTTTTGATCCATAATTACGTTACTACAAGCAAAAAAGGGTAGCTGTGCCATTACCGAACTTGCGATATTGAAACTACTACCCTTTTCATTCTCTTTTTTTGTTTCTGCTATTATTAAGTCGATAACTCCCCAGACATCATCTTTTGATGTAAAGGTTCTTGTTTCATATTTTCCCTCGATTAAGACAGGAATTTGAGCCTTATAGGGGTATGTATGGTACATACAACCCTCACATTGTTTCTCAATTAGGAAGTTACTTTCTAATGTAAGGGATTCTACTCCCCCAAGCGTTGAAACTCTTGAACTGCTAAAGACAACTCATTCTTTTCATTATCGCTAAGTGCTTTGATAAAATCATCATCAGCACCCTTAACACCTTTGCGAATCCAAGCTGTTCTTGCTTTTGCTAAGTTGGTAATAGCCACAATTTCATTACCTTCATATCTCATTTGAGGTAAATCATTACAGAAATCAATATCATCTACTGACATCTCTTTAAGTTCTACTTCTATTCCAGATTTAAGTTTCATAATTATGCCACAATCACTTCTAATAGAGAGTCACTACTCGAATCTGATACTCCCTGCATAATTACATTAACTTTTAAATAATCATCTTCTTGGAAAGATGGTTGTTCGCTAATAAAAGATTTTGCTAAATTAATACCAAAAGTATCAGCACTTCCCCAAGTAGCATGATCAGCTAAATACAATCCTTTAGCTGGAACAGTCTGAGTTCTCCAATTATCTAAAAAATCTATTGTATTTGTGTCGTATTTAACAACGCAATTAGCCATGACTTTAAAATCAGGAATTGATCTTTGATATGCTTCTGGTAATCCATAGTCACTACCAGATACTTTATTGCCTAAAAATATAGCAGGATTTTCTATAGTTAAACCTACTGAATCTAAAATAACATCAGTATCATTAACCATTTTATCATCTGTAAAATGAGATAAGTATCTAAAATTGGTGCTATATGCATTAACTGTACTTGCAGACGATGCTGAAGAAGAAAATGGAGACCTAGTTTGAGCTGTTAAATCAAATGTAAATCTTCCACCATTTTCAGAAGAATTAGCATTTATAGTTAGTGAAGTTATTATACAACCTTTAAGTGTATAAGAAGAATTAAAAGCACTTACTCCCTTAATATGAAAAGCAACAGTATTATGACTACCACTACTTGTTGCTCCATGAAGAAAAGATACAGGAGCATGATTATATAAGACTTTTACAACATTACTGGCGTGTTCTACCCCAGTAGCATTTTCCATTAATATCGGTAGTAATTCTGAGGTTAATACTCCACTTACACTAAATTCATGTACTGCTCCAGCTTCGTGTCTCAGTAAATCTCCTGTATTGACAATTCTACCTTGGCTTCCTGCTCTCTGCTCTGTTATTCTTAAATCATTAATAGTAGGTAAACTAATTGCCTCAACCTCTATTCCTGTAAATGTTGATGGTGCAGTACCTACTGTTGTTTCTTCTGCTATACCAACTGTAAATTCTTTTGGTGAAAACGCTGATGTGTTTGCTGACATTACTTAGACTCCTTTTTTTCTTTTTTTAATGATTTTACTTCTTCTACGAGAGATAGAAGTTTAGTTGGTATAGAATCTACTTCAACTTCCTTACCATTATTTAAATCATAAATAAGCTGTCTATCCATTCCACTAGGCACGCTTTCCAACTTTCCGTTTTTTGCTTTTATCTTCATATCTCTCCCTTGTTACTTTAAGATATATTTCCTAAAAATAAGCCTTTCCATTCCCATCTAATAACATTAAGTCCTTCTATAGTAGATTCAGCTTCTTGTTTTTCATTAATTCTAGCTGTATCGAATCTACCATTAAAAAAGGTGTTATTTTGATTGTTAAAAAAAAGAGCTTCTATATGTGATGCTTGACGAAGTATATGTTCCCAAGTATCTTTTTTTACTGTTTTTTCCTTAAAAGTATATGATACATCTAAGATATATTCTCTAGTCTCACCTACTGCATCATAACTAATTAAATCTGTTCCTATTGGGTTAAGCCTAATAGATTGGCTACCCATGTCTTTAAAATCTCCTGTGTAGACTGGAATACTTCCTGCAAACTCTGCATTTAAGAAAGTACGAATTGTGTCTAAAATCTTTGTTTCCCAAATATTGACAAATGTTATAGGCATTATCTACGAGACATCCTTATAGAATATGGCATCCCTGCATCTAGTGCAGATTCATTCTTGCCAAAAAACTCTATTTCCCATTTATCATTAATGGTTGCTGTATCTGCTGTATCTCCTGCAAAACGAATATCAACTCCACTAGCTAATGTTTGATACTGCCCATTAACAGTATCTACATAGTCTGCATTTTCGCTATTATTCATTCTTTCAGCACCGAGGTTATCTCCATCTTTTAACCATACAGAGTATTTAGCAGTTCCTAAAGCTCCTGCTGTTGTAATCTTAACTCCAATACGATCATAAATATCATGGTATTCTCCTCTTGTGTCTACAATACGGATACTTCCACTTACAGATACTTCTCTGATTACTCCTTTAGCTGAATCACCAGTTACTTGCCAAGATAGTTTCGTACTTCCTTCATTCAACGATAGTATGTTCTTTTCTGACTCTTCAAATAAAGCATCTGATATTTCAGATGTGGGTTGAGATGCACGAATTAAAAAACTACAAGCTAATAAAGCTGTAGTCCTGACTATGATATAGTCGTAGTTACCATCTTGGTCTTTGAATTGTTCTCTAGGCAGTTTGCCATCTAATCTTGAATCTAAATACTTACTAGCATTAGAGATGTAACGAGTTCTTGTGGAATCCCAATCATCTCCAGATTCCATTAACATATCATTAGGGTTAGTAGCACTATTATTGTAATAAACTACATCGTTGGTATCATCATAGAACCATTCACCATTAGAATCGACATCAGTATATGCAGATTGAGCATTACCTAAATTCTCTCCATTAGCAAATAACTGAGTAACTAAACCTACATTGTGTGCTTTGTATCTATTACTAGAGTCTATTACCCATCCATATATAGGAGTCTTTGTATCAAACTCGTCTATGGAAGGGTATATATCTTTTAAATCTCTGTTCGTGCAGTAAGCCATATCTCTCCTAATTTATAACTCAAACCTTTCTTATGCAATAGTTAAGTCAATTAACTTTTAATCTAATATTTCTATATGAACTAAATCCATAAATGTTTGGTCTTTAGTCTCACCATCACTATCCCAATCTCCACCCCATCGAATCTTTAGATTGAGTTGTTTGGCAATCCCTCTAACCATGCCACCCATATAATAAAACCTATTACTCTCTTCCCAGTTAATTGGGTAAGGAGCTAAGTCTACTGCTTTGCCTAGCTGATGATTACTCTTTTTATTGATACCATCAAGCTTACTCTTTCCATCTTTAAAATATTTGTTTTGAGTTTCGGCTGACCTAACTCCTTCAATAATCGTAACATCCATGACTTTGATTAATTCATTTAGTACATTGACTAACCTTGAATCTACACCTTTCAATCTTGCACGACTTCTTTTCCCAAACTTATACATTACTTCTTTTTTTTACCCTTGATTACT